CACAGCGCAAGTTGTGGCGGCTATGAAAGACCCACGATATGGCAAGGATACGGCTTACACCAAAGACGTTGAAGAAAAGCTAGGGCGTTCATCAGTATTTTAAAAGGAGATTATAATGCCAAAAGGTAAGGGTACTTACGGTACAAAACGAGGCCGTCCACCAAAGAAAAAGTAAACATTCTGGCGGGGCGAAAGTCCCGTCAATTTATCATAAGGAATAATCATGCCTAAAAAAACTGGCTTATATGCAAACATCCACGCAAAACGTGCAAGAGGTGGGACACCCCGCAAGGTTGGCTCAAAAGGCGCACCGACTGCAAAAAATTTTAGAGCTGCAGCTAAGACTGCAAAGAAGAAGTAACTAACACACCTCTTTAGGTGGTTGAGACTATCGACAATGAACGACAGAGCCATATGCGTATGACAACCCTGATTAGTAAGAGCGAAAGTCATTCTTAAATCTTAAATTATCATAGGAAAAGATAATGACAAACGTAACTCCGTCACGCCTCGGCGCGGCAAACCTTGCGGCAGCTAACTACACGCAAACAAATGCTTTATTTCTTAAAGTCTTTGCTGGTGAAGTTTTAACTGCCTTTGACGAAACAAACGTAATGAAAGACTTACATGTTGCTCGAACAATTTCGAGTGGTAAGTCAGCTTCATTCCCAGTGACAGGTAAAGCAAACGCTGCATACCACACTGTGGGTACACCTTTATTGGGTACACAAGCGATTAAACATAATGAAATCGTTGTAAATATTGATGATATGTTGATTGCTGATACATTCATCGCAAACATCGATGAAGCTAAGAACCACTACGATGTACGTGCAGAATACTCACGTCTATTGGGTATGGCTCTTGCTAAACAATTTGATGTTCGCTGTTTACAATTAGCTGTATTAGCGGCTCGTGCCTCTGCAACCATCTCTGGTGGTAACGGTGGTTCAGCTATTACTGATGCAGATGCTAAAACAAACGGTGCATCATTAGCAGCATCAATCTTTGAAGCAGCTAAAATCATGGATGAGAAAGACGTTCCTGAGAATGAACGTGTAGCCATCATGAAACCTTCACAATATTATAACTTGGTACAAACAACTGATGTTATTAACCGTGATTGGGGTGGAGCAGGTGTCTACGCTGATGGTAAAGTATTACGTGTAGCTGGTATTCAAATTGTTAAATCTAACAATGTACCATCAACAAACGTATCAGCAGTAGCTGGTGAACAGAATACTTACCACGGTGACTTCACAAACACTGCAGCTGTTGTAATGCAGAAGCAAGCGTTGGGTACTGTTAAGTTAATGGACTTGGCAGTTGAAAGAACATCAGGTGACTTCGAAGTTATGTACCAAGGTACATTAATGGCTGCGAAGTACGCAATGGGCCACGGCATCTTGCGTCCTGAGTGTGCAGTAGAAATCAAAACTGCTTAAACTTTTTTGGGTTGGCCTTTATGAGGTCAGCCCATTTTTTTATTTTATGAGGACATCATGACAAAACCATCGTCCATGACCGTACTAGAGGCGGTCAACGTCCTGCTGACAACAATTGGCGAAGCACCTGTTAATACACTTACAGGCAATCAAGTTACTGATGTGACAATAGCCAACCAAGTTTTAACTGAAGTGAGCCGTGAGGTGCAAGCACAAGGCTGGCATTTCAACACAGAAGACAAAGTTGTCCTCAGCCGTAACGAATTTAACTTTATCGTTGTACCTGCTGACGTAGCACGTATCGATACACCAGATTACAATACTGTAATACGTGGTGATAAATTATTTAACTTAGACACACGCAGCTATGAATTTACTACAACCGTAGAAGCATCCATAGTTTACTATCAGGATTTCTTAGAACTTCCTGATGTTGTTAAAAAATACATAACAACAAGAGCTGCACGTATCTTCTCAGACCGAATGCTTAACTCAGAAACCATACATAGAATGGTCTCTCGCGATGAGCAAAAAGCCCTGATTGACCTAAAAGATTTTGAAGGGGACACAGCGGATTTCAACATGATGGATAGCTATTCAGTATCTCGTGTAATGAACCGTGGGAATAAACGTAGGATACTTTAATGGGAATGATAAGCTCTGCTATCCCCAACTTGATACAAGGCATATCGCAACAATCACCAGCTCTGAGGCTTTCGTCTCAGGCTGAAGTGCAAGTAAATGCGTTTCCTTCTCTGGTTGAGGGACTACAAAAGCGACCACCGCTAGAACATGTGGCTATTATGAGTGCATCCGAAACAACGGGGTCATTCACACAATTAATAAATCGTGATGCAAATGAACGCTATTTCATGTTCATAAATGCAAGCAATCAGATTTCTATTTATGATTTAGCAGGGAATGCAAAAACTGTAACATATCCTAATGGTACTGGGTACTTGAACACTTCAGCACCTGCTACTGATTTCAGGGCAGTTACCGTTGCTGATTATACATTCATTGTGAACTCAAACCAAACGGTTGCAATGAATACAGCGGTCACACCAATATATCCATACACTGGTTTGATAGCTGTAAAACAAGGTGATTATAATCAACGCTTTACAGTTTATCTTGATGGTAGCGTAGCTGCGGATATAACTACTTCTGAAACAAACCAAGTCGAAACTCGTACAGATGATATAGCTTCACGCTTGGCATCAGCGATAAATGGTCAGTCAAACTTTTCAGCACAAGCAGATGGTTCAACAGTTGTCATATCTAAAACGGGTAACGCCTCTTTTGACTTAGCAACTTATGATAGTTTGGGAGATACAGCATTAAGTCCAACTGTAGGTACAGTTCAAAGATTTGATGATTTACCAAGACAAGCACCACACGGATATATTGCTCATATTCAAGGTGACCAAACAAACGATTTTGATGATTACTATGTAAAATTCGTGAGTGATAACGGAACGCAAAGCAAAATTGGTGCTGGTACTTGGATTGAATGGGCTAAACCAAACATACAATTTGAGCTGAATGCATCAACAATGCCTCACTTATTGATACGCCAAGCCAATGGTAACTTTACTTTTGAGCAAGCAGACTGGGGTGATAGGGCTGTTGGAGATGAAATCTCTATTCCTAATCCTTCATTTGTTGGTAAAAAGATTACAGACGTTTTCTTCTTCCAAAACCGTTTAGGTGTATTGGCTGATGAGAATGTAGTTATGTCACGAACATCAGATTATTTTGATTTCTTTGGAACAACTGCAAGAAGTCTATTGGATAATGACCCAATCGATGTTGCAGCCAGTCACGTTAAGGTTTCAGCACTTAAACATGCGATACCATTTGACCGTAAATTATTACTCTTCTCAGACCAAACTCAGTTTATTTTGAAGGGTGGAGATTTCATTACACCTAAGAATACATCGATAAGCCAAACAACAGAGTATGAATCAAGTACAACATCCAGACCTGTTAGTGCTGGTAGTGTAGTTTATTTTCCTTCTACAAGAGGTGGATTTACCTCAGTTCGAGAATACTACGTTATTGATGATACTGACCGTTCTGATGCGCAAGATGTGACAGCTCACGTAGCTAAGTATGTGCCTGATGGTGTTTATAAGATGGCGACGAGTACAGCAGAGAATGCTTTAGTTGTCCTCAGCTCACAACAACCCAGTAAAATATACATATATAAATATCACATGGCTGGTAGGGAAAAGGTTCAATCATCTTGGTTTGAATATACCTGCACTGGCGCAACAATACTAAGTGCTGAATTTATAGAGAGTTCATTATTTGTTGTTGCAAACAAAGCAGGTAAAACAATTCTATTCCAAATGCATTTCGATGCAGGTCGCTTTGATACAAACCAATCATATGTAACGAGGCTAGATTATAGGCTAACAAATACAGAAGTTACCAAATCATATAATAGTGGAACAAACCAAACAACTATAACCACACCATATGCACTTACATCTCCTGTAGTTGTAACTCGTGGTTCAAGCCAAGGAACTGTTCTACCTAATATCTCTGTATCTGGAGTAGCTATTGTTGTGTCAGGCAATCATACATCTACTGAATTTTATGTGGGTGAGAGATATTCGATGACATATGAGTTCTCTGAACCAACCTTAAAAGAACCAACTGCTACTGGGGGTCGTGTTGCCATTACGGGTGGACGATTACAGATAAAGCACTGGTTGCTTCGCTATCAAGACAGTGGTGATTTTACAGTAAAGATACAACAAAAGGGCAGCGCAACATCAAAAGACTACGTGTTTAGTGGCTTTGTTGTTGGTGATGGCACAAGTACATTAGGTGCAAATGCTCTCACATCAGGAGATTTTAAGTTTCCTGTTATGTCAAAAGCTGACCGAATTAGAGTAATAATAGAGAGCAATAGTCACCTTCCATGCCAATTTTTATCGGCAGAGTGGGAAGGAAATATGCATCTTAGATCAAGAAGAGTTAATGGATAAATTACTTACACCAACAACGGTGGAAGACGTAAAATACATATCTCCAAGACTTAGAACAGCAGATAGAAATGAATGTCAGGCGGCAACTGGAAAAGAGCCGCTAGATGTCCTGCTGCAAAGTTTGGAAATAGGTGACCTCACATTGACCCTACGAACACCACAAGGTGAACGAGTTGGGCTTTGTGGGGTCGTTGCGTCCCATTTAGAAGACGCAGGGATTATTTGGATGTGTGCAACAGATGACATCTATCAACATCAAATGACCTTTCTGCGTAACAGTAAGGCAGCTCTGGCTAAGTTAAGTCAGGGATATACTGTCTTATTTAACTGTGTAGATGCCCGAAACACTGTCCACATGAAGTGGCTTGATTGGATGGGCTTCACGTTCATCAACAAGCACGAAACTTACGGGGCTGAAAACAGACCCTTTTATGAATTTCTGAGGATAAATAATCATGTGTGAACCAATGACAATGGCTGCTGTAGCAGGTGGTGGTGGAACAGCTGCAGCTGCATCATCAGCATCAATGGCTATAAAAGGCATATCTACGATTGCGCAGGTTGCAGGGTCAATAGACGCAGCAAACAAAAAGAATGAAGCTGTCCATCGTAACGCCAATGCAGCCAAAGACGCTTACTTTTTAAAATCTAAACAGGCAAACTTACGAATTGTCCAAGAACAAATCCAAGCATCACAACAAAAAATGGATGCTGACTTAAAGGCGATGCGCTCTCAAGGCACAGCAATAGCTGCAGCCGCAGGGGCAGGTGTGCAAGGCGCAAATGTAGAACAGCTTATAAATGACTTTGAGCGTTCTGAGGGTGTACTTACAGACCGTGTTTCGCAACGCCTAGAAGGTATGCAAGCCCAGAACGAAATGGACAAACTTGCATTCCAATCTGAAGCGCAAAGCAGAATTAACTCAATGCAACCTGAGAGTTTTACAGAAACATTATTCAAAGTTGCCGAACCAATAGCTGGTTTCGGCATCGATTATTACGATACGCAAGCGCGTCTCGCAGCAGTATAGGGGTATAATTAATGGCTAGAAGAGTAGTCGGAAACCCGTTCGAGAACCAATTGCCCACAGTAGCAGCGACTGCACGTCCTGTAGATACATATGTTCGTGCTGTTGTAGACAAAAGTCCACTTGAAGGATTAGCCAAATTATTAAGTAATCTTGAAAAGAAAGCTGTTCCCGCACTTCAAAGAGAAGAAGAGAGAAGGGCAGATGCTGAATATGCTGAAGGCGTAACACTTTACAACAAAAACCGTATTGAAATGGGACAAGCCGTTAAGGATGGTCTTATTGAAGAAGGTGCAAGTCCATATCTGAGAAAAGGGTACAGAGTATCACATCTCAATGCGATGGGCGCACGATATACAAATGAACTCAGCAATGCTTTAGATAACCAAGAACTTTATAAGAATGGTAATCCTGAAAGCATCTCAGAGTTTACGAATAAATTTTATACAGATTTCCAAGAAAACAATGGTCTTGATGATTATGAAAATCTTGAAGTGGCTGAGTATTTCTCAGGCGCAGCATCAAAAGCAAATGAAGCATTCCGTCAATCTTGGACTGAAAAAAACGTGGCATGGCAGAAAGACCAAAACTATGCTGCATGGACAAATGAAATAAGCACATATGCAGATGCAATGTTCTTAGAAGATGACACTGATATAGAGCGTACAATCAAAGCAGATGGCATGGCTAAATGGCTAAACAACAAAGCCAAACTTGCTGAAATAGATGGAATGGACAGAGAGAAGGTCAATAAGACTATAATTGATGCCATTGTATTGTCAGCCTATGAGTTGAAAGACCCAGATGTTCTTGATGTACTAGACAGTGTTGTAACAGGAACTGGTAAGTTGGGTGGAAGTATTGCGGCTCGTGAAGCTGTTTTTGATGCTCGTGCTAATATATCAACGATTATTGCTAATGAAGAAGTGGCAGCAGGTAAGGCACTCGCTCTACAACAGAAGAAGTTTGTTGCGAATGCAGAGACTGACATCACAAGTCTAATTATACAATCCACAGTATCAAATATTACACCTGAGAAATTAGTAGAACTAAACGGTCAGGTTGATGCTGTCATGGTTGAGCTGATGAAATCAGGACAACAAGGTAACAGTGATGCTTCTAGTCTTTATAGAACCCTAGTTAAGTTTCGACAGGCGCAAGCCAAGGTCGGTGCTGAAAACAGAGGTGATAAAGATGACGCATTTGCAGCTGTCATGTCACAGCTTGCATCTGAATCTAGCATAACTGATGTATATCAATTACTTACAACGGCTGTTGAAGATGATGTTATCGACCCAAAAGATTCAACAACGCTGCTTAGTCAGTGGAAAACTGTTTATGGAACAGGTGAAAGCCTTGATTTCTTAACGCCAAATTCACCATCTAAAACTGTAAAAGGTACTCTTTTAAAAGCTATTGGTGGCCTAAATACATTTGACATCACTGGTGATTTAAAAGTTCGAAATGCCAGTAATATGTTTGATAAAAATTACATGGAACAAAAAGTCATTTGGAAACAGGCTAATCCAGATGCAATGTTCACAGATGCCGTTCAGTATAAAATTGCACAAGATGCTGCAATATTAACTGAAAGGTCTTTCATTCCATTAGATGACGCAGGTGCTGCCTTATCTGAACAAATGACAAATGAAGATGACTTTGATGCTACGGCGCAAATGCTTGCAGATGATGAAGCAGCTGCAGCTCTCGCACAAGAAATTATTGATGCATCACAATCAAATGCTGGCGGAACATCATTAACAACAGACGAAATGCTAAACCAAATAGAGGGGGTTAACTAATGGCAGATGAAAATGTGCAAGAGTTTAAAATCCTCAAAAATCCAGAAGAGCTACAACGAGCCAAAGATATTCTCATAAAAGGTGGAGCTGGTTCAGTTCCTACCTTTGAAAAGATATATGGTGCTGGTTCTGCAGAGAAAGTCATAACAGATACATATGAGTTACCTGCGCCTGTAGAAGAAACAAGTATGTTAGGTAACGTGTTTAATACCGTTAAAGATATGGGTATTGGTCTTGCTGATGGCGTAGAGACAGCAATCAATGAAACCGCACAAACAATTAATAGTGCAGGTGAGTTTCTTGAAGATAAATTCAATACTGGACGACTTGTTTGGGAAGATAATGATAATGACGGCAAGGCAGATAGTCTTATACCTACTTATTATGACAGAGAGAAAGTTGTCGCCAATAAAGACAAACTAGGTCAAGATTTCATAACAAGTGCTGTAGAAAATATAGACCTTATATCAGAACCAGAAACGGCTGCTGGTAGTATCGTTAAAGGCATCTCACAGTTTGCCACATCATTTTATGCGCTTGGAGGCGGCAAAAGTCTTGCAAGAAGTATAGGTATTGGTGCTGTAGCAGATGCAACAGCCTTTGACCCATATGATGCAAACATTTCAAATTGGCTAGTTGATAATGACTGGGCAGTCCCATATTTAAATGAGGCATTAGCCACTGATGCTAATGATGACGAATGGGCAAACAGGCTTAGAAACTCTGTAGAAGGTGGTATCTTAGGTTTAGGTGTAGAAAGCGTTGTAGGCATAATTAGACTTGCTCGTGGTTCTCGTAAGGCAAAAGTTGAAATTGAAGAAAATGGCGTGGTATCTGATGAAACATTGGCAGAAATTGCAGATGCAGAGACAAGTATTAAGCCAGAGAGTGAACTTGAGGTTGATGCAGATGTAGAACCAGTAGTGGTAAAGGCAGATGCAAAACCCCCCAAAGTTAAGACGACTGCACCAAAGCAACCAAAAGCACCTTCAGCTCTTATTAATCCTGACTTTGTTCGTAAGACTATAAATAAAGTCAGAGTAAAAGGTGAGGTCGTACCGATAGGTACATTAGATGCTGATGGTAACGATATGGGTCTATTTAATTTTGAAAAAATGGATGGGCCACCTGACGCATTTAAAATTATGGAAAGCGTACAGGCACAACTGTCATCAGGAAATGTTGCTAAAAGTTTAGGGTTAGATAAAAAAGAAACGCTTGAACAAGTCTATAATGACTCGGTTGAACAAGTAGCAGAGTTAACAGGGGGTAAGCCTACAGATATAGGTAAAACCTACCTAGATGCTGCAAAAATCACCACAGACAGCGCACAAAAGATTGTGTCAGGTAAAATGATATTACAATCAACTGGTCGCAGAATTAATCAATTGGCAGACATAATAACAAAGATGCAGCGTACAGGTGATACAAACACTGCAATTGAAAGACAGTTAGTCGACTTAATGAAGGTACATGCTGATGTTCAAATGGCTGTTAAGGGTATTCAAACAGCAACGGCTCGTGCTGTCTCAGCTGGACGTATTAGAACTGCAGATGCATTAGATGATTTAGCCTTAGATAGATTGGTACAATTTGGTGGCTCAATGGCAGTTAAGAAGCTGGCAAAGCAAATACAAGGTGCTAAAGGTAATCCAGCTGCGCAAGCTAAACTTATAGAAAAAGCAAACTATAATAAGGTGTTAGGGGTCATAAATGAAGTATGGATTAATGCTATACTGTCTGGCCCACGTACACATTTCGTGAACCTTGGTTCAAACACATTCAACCTCTTAGCAAGACCTGCAATAAGAAGTGTTGGAGGTGTCTTAACAGGCAATATGCAAGTTGCTGAAGAAGGTGTTAGGCAATATGTTTATCTACTCAATGAAGTTCTTGAGTCTATGAAGTATGTTGGAACACTTGGTTTCCAAGGTGATGATAGTGCAATAGCAAATACGTTTCGCTCATTCTATCAAGGTGAGGGTGTTCTTGATACTGCTACTAAGTTTGACCCTAGTGTAGGGCCAAAACGTGCAATTACATCTGACAAAGGTGGTATTGTTGGTGGAAGTATAAACTTTCTAGGTAAAGCCGTAACGCTATCAGGGCGTACACTTACAGCTGAAGATGAGTTCTTTAAGCAACTAATATTCCGTTCACGTCTAAAATCTATGGTTACAGCGCAAGCGCGAAGGATGGATGGAGATGAATTGAACGCTCTTGGATATAAAACCAAGGATGAATATATCAGTGGTGAAGTAGGCAAGGCTATCAATACAAAAGAAAACCTAGCTGAAAAATGGGAGAAAATGGTCAAAGAAGGTAAGGTGTTAGATGATGAAGCGTCAAAAGCTGAATTTATTAGACAAAATACTGGGTCATATAATCATACAAGTGAAACAGCACTCAAAGCACTTGATGAGGCTCGTGAGACAACATTCACTACACCTCTTAGAAGTGGCACGTTCACTGCACAACTACAGCAGGTCGTTAATAAATTCCCTGCATTACGGCAGGTTATGCCTTTTATCCAAACTCCAACGAACATTCTAAGGGTATCATTTGAACGGTTACCTATTTTAAACTTTGCTATGAAACGTCAGCGTGAACTTATTAGAAACGGTACACCTGATGAAAAAGCAATGATTTGGGGCAATCTTACTTTAGGTGCTGGATTTACTGCATATGCAATGAATTTAGCCATGAATGGTAAGATTACTGGAGGTGGCCCATCTTATACGACTGACACAAATGAAGCAAAGCTATGGAATGCATCACCTGATTGGCATCCTTATTCAATCAATGTTGGTACAAACGAAAGCCCAGAGTGGCTTGAGCTAAAGCGATTAGACCCACATGGAATGGTCTTTGGTATCGTAGGTGATATTTATGAGATGATTGAGCATATGGATGAACCTGATGCAGAGCTAACTGATTTAGTTGGTATGGTAGCAGGGGCATTTGCCAACAACGTCATGTCTAAAACATATATGATGTCGTTGAATGATACGATGAAACTGCTTGATGGTAATACATCAGGAAAGAAAGTTGCTAATACATTGGAATATAGGCTTGCTTCAGCAATACCTTATTCAAGTTTGTCATATGAAATGAACAAGAACCTTAATGGGCAAATGACGGAACTGCGTACATTTACTGACAAGGTTAAATCAAGAATATATGGCATGGATGCATCAGCTGTTAAGCATGATTGGCTAACAGGTGAAGCGATAGATTTGCCACAGTATAAACTTGGGTTCATCAGGCAGAAGAAATTGGATGCAGAACAACACGTAGCAGCAGACGTATATACGGAGCTACGCAAGTTAAGTCATCCATTTGTAGGGCCGCAGAAAACCATCGGTGACGTACAGCTATCTGCAAAACAATATCAAAGATTCAATGAGTTAGTAGGTTCAATTAATGTATCAGGTCGCAAAAATCTAATACAAACCTTAGATAAACAAATTAAATCAAAGCGATATGCGCGGTTAGCGGATATGGCAGAAATTAATCAAACTCGTTCTTCAGATGATGGGCGTGTAAAGCATTTGAATGTTTATATTCAACTCGCAAAACGTAAAGCAAAGTACCAGTTGTTTAGGGAATATCCTGAACTTCAAAAGGCTGTTGCTCTTAACAGACGTTCCAGAAGCCTATCTAAGGCAGGTCGACAATCTGACCCCTTAATAACTTCAATATCTGATTAAACTATTTACCCCGCTTCGGCGGGGCTTTTTCTAACATAGGAGATATGGATGGCATCCATTGTAAACTATGTCGCTGACGGGTCGACAAACCAGTTCCAAATCCCGTTCACATATATAAATCAAGCAGACGTAGTTGTAACCGTAAATGGAGCAACTCCAACTTTTACATTTTTGAATTCAACAACGATTAATATAGCCGCAACACCAGCATCTGGTGCTAAAGTTATTATTAAGCGTGTAACACCATTGAATGCTCTTGTAGATTTCACTGACGGTTCAACACTATTTGAAGCTGACTTGGACTTGGCTCACCAGCAAAATAGACTTATTGCTGAGGAAAGTAGGGATAGAGCAGATAGTGCTATCGCCACAATCAACGCAAATATTGATGATGTTAATACTGTGGCAGGTATTGCGGCTAATGTAACAACGGTTGCTGGCAATACTAATAATGTAAATTCAGTAGCAACTAACATGGCTGAAGTGCTGACTGCAGATACAAACGCTGCAACTGCAACGACTAAAGCGGCTGAAGCAGTTGTCTCTGCTAATACAGCCACAGCACAAGCAACAATATCAACAACTAAGGCTAGTGAAAGTTCTGCAAGTGCAGCAGCTTCATTAGCATCTAAAAATGCTGCGGCAACCTCAGAAACTAATGCAAGTACATCGGAAACTAATGCTTCAAACAGTGCTACAGCTTCTGCAAATAGTGCATCGGCAAGTTCTTCAAGTGCTTCAGGTGCGAGTGGAAGTGCTACAACTGCAACCACAAAAGCAGCAGAAGCCTTAACTTCAGCAAATAATTCAGCAACGAGTGCAACAAATAGTGCAAACTCTGCAACTACAGCTACAACAAAAGCATCTGAGGCATCAGCATCGCAAAGTGCAGCGGCTACCTCTGAGACAAATGCTTTAAGTTCAAAGAATGCTGCAGCTACATCAGCAACTAATGCGGCAACTTCAGAAACAAATGCTGCAACAAGTGAAACAAATGCAGCTACAAGTGCATCAACGGCTACAACAAAGGCAAGTGAGGCATCTACTTCATCTGCAACTGCAACCACAAAAGCTACTGAAAGTGCAACAAGTGCAACTGCCAGTGCTAATAGTGCCACTGCTTCAGCTAACTCTGCATCCACTGCTACAACTAAAGCAAGCGAAGCATCTGCAAGTGCGGCTACAGCATTGTCTCACAAGAACGATGCTCAGACAGCAAAAACTGCATCAGAAACTGCAGAAACCAATGCAGAAACTGCAGAGACAAATGCAGGGGCAAGTGCAACAGCTGCATCAAATTCAGCTTCAAGTGCCTCAACTTCAGCATCAACTGCTACAACTAAAGCAACTGAAGCCTCTAATTCAGCTACAACTGCAACAACAAAAGCATCTGAAGCGGCTACATCTGCAACTAATGCAAGTACATCTGCATCTACAGCTACTACAAAAGCAAATGAAGCAAGTACATCTGCAACCAATGCGGCTACTTCAGCCACATCAGCGCAAGCCTCAAAGGATGCGGCTTTAGCTGCATTAGATTCATTTGACGATAGGTATTTAGGACAGAAGAGCGCAGATGTAACTGTTGATAATGATGGTGACAGTCTGATTTCTGGTGCATTGTACTATAACACTACCGACGACATCATGAAGGTTTATGATGGTAGCCTATGGGTTGCCGCGTATGCTTCATTGTCTGGTGCTATGTTTGGTGCAAATAACCTATCTGATGTTGCATCTACAAGTGGTGCAGTAGCTAATCTAGGTCTAGTAATAGGTACTAACGTACAAGCATTCTCAGCTATTCTTGCGAATACTACAGCATCTTATACGACTGCAGAAGAAAGTAAATTGGCTGGAATTGAAGCTGGTGCTACTGCAGACCAAACAAATGCAGAAATACGTGCAGCTGTAGAAGCGGCTAGTGACTCTAATGTATTTACTGATGCTGACCATACTAAACTTAACGGAATAGAAGCCAGTGCTAAAGATGACCAAACAATTACTGCAGGTTCTGGATTGTCAGGTGGTGGTACTGGTGATGTAACATTAAACCATGCTGATACAAGTAGTGTTAGCAATAGTGATAATAGTGGAAATACATTTATCCAAGATATTACCTTTGATACATACGGGCATGTTCAATCAGTAGGAACAGGCACTGTGTCAGTTGGTAATGGCACACTAACAGTACAAGGTACTGGTGCATTAGGTGGGTCAGGCACTTTTACAGCTAACCAAAGTGGAAACACTACAATTAGTATTAGCCATGATGATACATCAAATCAGAGTTCTTCAAACAACTCTGGCAGAACATATATCCAAGACGTAACACTTGATGCATATGGACACGTCACTGGTTTAGCGACAGCTACAGAAACAGTCGTAAATACTGACACAACCTATTCTGTGGGTGATGGGGGCTTAACTCAAAAGAACTTCACTACTACTCTTAAATCTAAGTTAGACGGTATAGCAACATCAGCTAATAACTACTCACACCCAACAGGCAATGGTAATAACCATATCCCTAGCGGTGGGGCATCTGGACAAATACTTGGGTATTCATCTGCTGGTACAGCTCAATGGACAACTGCTGGCGGTGGCTTACCCGACCCTGTAAATTGGGGTAGCCCTCAACATAACTTTACTTCTGGTTCTTCTTGGAGTGTACCTAGCTCTATAGGCGACGATGACTTTGTAACATTTTACCTTGTAGGCGGCGGTGGAGGCGGTGGTCGTGATGGTGCTAATGCTGGTGGTGGTACTGGCGGTGCGGCGGTCATTTTTAATATTAAAAAGAAACATTTACCTAGCAGTATTACTTACAGTATAGGAAGCGGTGGCTATGAATATACGGATGGTGGAAATAGCGAAATAACTATATCGGGTAGAACATATCGTGCAAGAGGTGGTGAACGTGGCACTAGCAGTCAAACTAGAAATCAGCGTGAAGGCGATTTTGACAATATGATAAGCTCTGGTGATATGAACCTTATAGGACCAGCCGCCGCAGTAGTAAATGGCGGTGCTTTTTACTATACTCACGATGGCTATGGGTACAACTATTCTTATATAAATCGCCACACTGGAGTTAATCAAAATAACAGTGTCTTTGGAGGAGCTTCTGGCGGCTCTAGGATTAGTAGCGTAACGCGAAATAGCGGTACTTCTACATATGGCGGTAATGGCGGTGCTAATGGTGGCACAGGTACAGGGGCAAATGGAAGTGTACCCGGTGGTGGAGGTGGAGGTAGCCACAACCCCGGTGGAAGCTCATCTTACGGCGGTAGCGGTAGCCTTAGAATTTATTATTAATACATATGTAAGGATTTAAAATGAGTGATGAACAAACGCGACGAGCGACAATAGATATGAAAAGAGAAAGAGCTATTACTCTTGCGGAAACAGACCATTGGTGTTTGTCTGACCGCACACCAACTGCTGAACAACTTGCCTACAGGCAAGCTATAAGAGATATGCCAACAACTATTTCATCTTACCCTTTTTTAGATAGTAGCGAATGGCCTACTAAACCTAATTGATGGAACAAAGTGAAGGTTGGCACATTTCCAGAAGTGTCCCCGCAACCCTTCTTTTAGGTCTTATCACACAAGCTGGAGCAATAATTTATATAGTTTCTATGATGATGGCAGATATAGAAAAGAACCAGCAAGACATCGTTGAATTTAATCAGCGAGTTTCAAAAGTAGAACAGTTAGTACAGACACAAGCTATCGCAATGGCACGTATAGATGTTAATATTGAACATATACGAACTGCTGTTGAAAAGATGGCAGATTGATTAGGCTTGGCCTAGCACTGACATCCTTATTACTCACAGCATGTATCCCCGAAATTAGAGTTGATACTCCGATAGCTTTCCCATCGAGCTGTCCAATGGGAGATACTGTCTGTGAACGTAATCTAAACGCTCAAACCCTTGCCTACATTGGTTATCCAGAAGCAGCCAAGAGGTTGATGTGTGAAGATTATAAAATACAAAAAGTAATGGATGAAGAATGTGTAGATACCTCTTTTACACCTTTATATTAATACTGCTCGGAAACGGTGCGTATGCAAATGATATAAACGGTGATTTCAGCAATAATTACCAAGATAGCAATGTTGATTCTGGTAATGCCTCAACAACCAATAATTATAACGCAGCTGGAGCAGCTAGTGCTTCACCAGTTATGTCAGCAATTTCACCCACAATGATGGGTGGAGGCGGCAACGATAGCTGCCTATTACCCACTACCTCTGGAATACAGCTAACAATGTTTGGGTTTTCACAAGGTACAATGCAACAAGACGAACATTGTAACCGTAGAAAGAACGCAAGATTACTTGGCGCACCACAGCAAGTAGGTGGATTAGGATTACAAGTGAGTGCCATATCGGTTCTCTGTAGTTCACCTGCCACTCCAAAATCTGAAAAAAACTCAGGCCAGAGTGTATTTAAAAGCATGATGCTTGCCTCAACACCTTGTCCAATAATGGACGTTGTGACGGGTAAAATACTTATGGGCAAAGACGCAATAGATAAATATAGACAGCATCCCCAAATCTACATCGTTGGATATGAAACTGACAAAGAGTTTTGGGATACTCTTTTACGAATTGGAGAAGATTTAAGTAATGAAGAAAATAAAGCAAAAGTTGCTTCTAACAGTAGGGACACTCGCTCTATTAGTGAGCGGTTCAGGACTACTCGCAGAGTCACCACCACCACCCGACTACAGCCAGACGGGCGCACAAAAGATAACGGAACTGAAGGGAACGATTGACATAATTAATAATCGTTTGCTTGCAAGTGGACAGCTGACAAATGGTGCAGTTGGATATGCTACAGTTGGACGTATTATAATCGATGATGCCCTAGAAGGTGGTAAGATAACTGATGCGCAGTTTGTAGCTTACAAAGCTGCATTAGATAAAGTTATCGCACACGATTACGCTACAGCACAAAACGCTACTCAGCTGTTTACCCAAGAGCATACTGCATCGATGACACAACTGACCCTAGCAATAGACTTATTAAGTAGTGCTACATCAGTTCTAGCTACAGCGACATCAGTAGCTACAATAGCTGCAGAGGCAGATACAAAGCCAGAGCAGGTTGCACTACAGGATATGCTTCAAACAGATGAGTATTCTATTCAAGCATCAGAAGTAGCTACATATAATAATGCTTTGGACAGTGTAGAGAATTATGCTCAAAAAGCTGGTGCATTCATGGCTGCAGCAAACAATTCAGATTTAACAGCATCTATTGATGCATATACCGCTACCAATAATTTGGTCGCTGGGAATTATACTGCAATCACTTATACGCAAGCAGCTGATGAATTTATCATTACATGGGCAGATGCTGGAACTGGTTGGTCAGGATATTTAACGGATGACATGAAGGATGCCACTGCAATTTATGGTGCAAATACATATATGCAGCAACACGGCACACCCATAAAGGACATGTAAATGGAAGACACTGAACTTAAAGTTGGGCGTTTTTCATTCAAAGGGTGGTACATAGCTGCTGCCCTTCCAATCTTATCAGCAATTAGCGGTACGATTTATTATGGATATGACACCCTAAACCGCTTCTACGCTGTAGAGGAGGGTATAGATTTAGTTGTTTCAGAATCTGACATATTTAATGTGAGAGCAGCTGACTTCAACTCAAGAATTCAAACTTTAGAACAGGCGGTAACAGATAATGATGTTAGAGGTCTTAATACACGTTTATCAACGATTTCTACACAGATGCAGACAATTCTGGAACAGCAGAAGGCACTTCTGGAACTGCGTAGTATGGTTGAAAAATCAAGCACTATCACTGACCAAATCGGTGATAAATTGGATACGTTCCAAGTGGAAATAGATGACATTTGGAAGGCTTATGATTCATTAGCCGAAAATCCACTAAAATAATAAGGATACAATATGCTACAAGCATTGATTGGCCCAGTCGCTGGGCTTCTGGATAAAGTTGTGCCTGACAAAGATGTAGCTGCAAAACTCGCTCATGAGATAGCAACTATGTCTGAAAAACACGCACAACAATTATCAATAGCACAGCTGGCAGTGAACAAAGAGGAAGCCAAGGGAAATTGGTTTCAATCTTCTTGGAGGCCAGCAGTTGCATGGGTTTGCGTAGTAGGCATGGCAATTAACTTCTTAGTTAGCCCGCTTTTATCACCACTAGGCGTAGTCGTCCCACAAGCTGACACATCAGTCATGATGCCAGTGCTTATGGGTATGCTCGGACTTGGTGGTCTACGTTCATTCGAGAAAACAAAGGGTGTTACTAAATGAGAGAAAATTTTAACAAATGCCTAGAAATGGTACTTGTCCACGAAGGTGGCTATGTGAACAACAAAAACGACAGGGGTGGTATGACCAACCTTGGCGTTACTAGAAGAGTATATGAAGATTGGGTTGACCGACCTGTATCTGAACAAGAGATGCGTGACCTCACACCAGAGGATGTCGCTCCAATATATAGAAAAAATTACGCTGATAGAATTCACTTTGATTCACTTCCATCTGGCCTTGATTGGGCCTGTCTGGATTGGGCTATTAATTCTGGAGCGAGTAGACCTGCAAAAGCTATACAACGTGCAGTTGGTGCAACAGCAGATGGTGTCATTGGGCCAAAGACCTTGCAGCTCGTAGCTGAAAAAGACCCTAAGTTTATAATCGATTACGTTTATACTGTTAGGCAAGCATTCTATAAAGGCTTAGATGATTTTAAGCATTTCGGTAGAGGTTGGTCACGACGAAACAAAGAAACATTACATCAAGCCATGGAAATGGCTGAAGAGGGGGCGTGATGACTGATACTGATATGATGGCTCTTCTTCATAAAACATTAGCTGAGAACTTACTGCTGCGTGTCAAAGACCCAGATGCAAAGTCAGCTGACCTTAATGTTGCAAGACAATTTTTAAAAGATAACGGAATAGATGCACTTCCAGCAGAGGGTTCACCATTGAGTGAACTCGTAGGTACGCTTCCTGATTTCAGTGATGCAGCCTTTGATGTGAGTGAACTCAAGGTTAATTAATGTTTAAAGCAAAAACCTCGCTGGGCTTGCCCATAAAGCAAGACCCACTTTCAGATTTTCGTAAATTCTTATTCGTAATATGGAAGCACCTTAATCTACCAGACCCAACAGTGGTTCAGTATGACATCGCAAGAAAACTACAGCATGGTGAGAAACGTATGATTATCCAAGCCTTTCGAGGTGTAGGTAAGTCGTGGATTACCTCTGCTTATGTTGTGTGGCTGCTATATATGAACCCACAATTAAATATATTGGTGGTTTCTGCATCTAAATCACGCTCAGATGACTTTACTACATTCACGCTGCGTTTGATTAACGAAATGGATATTTTAGCACATTTGAGGCCAAAGACAGACCAAAGACAGTCCAAGATTAGCTTTGATGTTGCACCTGCTGCAGCGTCTCACGCACCATCAGTTAAGTCTGTAGGAATTAGTGGGCAACTTGCAGGTTCTCGCGCAGATGTCATTGTTGCAGACGATATTGAAGTCCCAAATAACTCAATGACACAAGGCATGAGGGATAAACTATCAGAGGCTGTTAAGGAATTTGACGCTATCTTGAAGCCAGATGGACGTATTATCTATCTTGGCACACCTCAAAACCAAGAAAGCCTATATAATAAACTACCTGACCGTGGTTACACAGTAAGTATATGGCCCGCTCGTTACCCAAATCAGGAACAATCTATAGGTTATGGCACTAAGTTAGCCCCTATGATTACCAATAAGCTGCAAGCTGATAGTGATTTAATTGGTGACCCAACAGACCCTAACCGCTTTTCTGACTTTGATTTGTTAGAACGTGAAGCATCCTATGGACGCTCTGGGTTTGCGCTGCAGTTTATGCTCGATACAAGGCTATCAGATGCAGAACGCTATCCACTCAAGGTTTCAGACCTCGTTATTATGGATATACCAGTGCATGAAGCCCCTGAGAAAGTCGTTTGGTCATCAGACCCACAGCATATTGTGGAAGAATTACCCAATGTTGCTTTCAACGGCGACCACTATCACAAGCCTATGTTTATGTCGGAAGACTTCATTGAATATACAGGCTCTGTGATGTCCATAGACCCCTCTGGGCGGGGTAAAGATGAGACGGGGTATGCAGTCATAAAGATGCTCAATGGCTACCTATACGTGCGTAGATGCGGAGGTGTAGCAGGTGGGTACTCTCAGGAGGCTTTAGAGAAACTTGCAGTCATCGCAAAGGAAGAAATGGTTAATGAGATAATCGTCGAAAGTAACTTTGGTGATGGTATGTTTAACCAATTGTTTATGCCTGTATTGACTAAGGTATACCCAGTAACACTATCTGAGGTTAGACATAACACACAGAAGGAACGCAGGATTATTGACGTTCTTGAACCTGTAATGAACCAACACAGACTGGTAGTAGACAAGAAGGTTATCAAGAAAGATTTTGATAGCTGCCAACATCTGCCACCAGAGCAAGCCTTACGTTATCAGCTGATGTATCAATTAACACGCATCACGGCTGACAGAGGCGCATTGACCAATGATGACCGCTTAGATGCATTAGCAATGGCCTGTCAGTATTGGGTAGATGCAATGGCTCAGGACGTAGAGCAGCGCATGTCTATCCGTAAGGAAGAACTTATGATGGCAGAGGTCAGCAGAATGAAAGACCAAGCAAACATGGGGTTAGCTGTTATCTCAGGACATCAGGCTCATACTAAAAGTTTACGATGGTAAATTCTTTCCTCTCCTTATTTATATGACCAATTTTAAAGGTTGCACTAAAAGGGAGAGGGAAAGACCAAATAAGTCTCTATAGGTGACCTGATTGTCTATTTTAATTATAAGACTGAGGAGGAGATATATTTAAGTCAGACCTATAGGTAGCAATAATTTAGAAGTAAAAATCTGAAGTGCTTACGATAGAAGTCTCACAGAAAAATTCCCCCTATAGCCTTACCGTTTTCAGCGTCTGGTGGGCTTATTTACCGTCATATTTACCGTTAAGGATACCTAGGGCTATATAAAATAGGGGTACGGGGGGTATATGCAACAGTTTCTACAACTGTTACCAGCCATATTTTCATCAATGTTCATGTTTTGTTCGAAATCTAGGCGAATCTTTTGCTCGTCTGTCTCTCCTCTATCGTTTTCGAAACACAACTGAATACATTATCATATAACCAATAAAACATAGGGTTAACACATAGAATACCCATAGTCTTGACATCTATTCATTAATGTATATAAATCAAAACTGCGGCGATGTTGCCGTGAGATAACAGAAAGATAACAATATGGGTTACATGAAGAACCAAATGGTTGCAGAACATGAACTGGAGTTTTTCCTAGAGTCAGCCAAGGCAGGGACGCTAGAAGAATACTATCCAAATGAACATGGTAAGCGCAGCACACGAGAAATGCTTATTGATACTCGTGGCAACACTGAAGAGACATCTGGCACTGTCTACGAATTAGATGGGGTGCAGGTATTTGTACCAGACCATGTATTCTTACTTACGCAGCCAATTATTGAACCGTTAGGCACTGAGTATAACTCTGTAGCTTGCTTTAATAATAACTAATTCTATTCACTTTTAACTCGAAATTAATACTAAAGGATATTCATAAATATGGACATACAATCGACACAATTATCTAACTTAGAAGAGGGTACATACTTCCGTACTTCTCAAAGTGGTAACTTTTATTGCTTGCAGGGTTACTACAAGCCAACCCGCAAGATGAACGTCACTTCAGCTACTGGAGACATCTTCCAAATGCGTCCAAAGAAAAAAGTGTTTGCTGTTCCA